AAATCAGGGCCTGCCTGACGGCAGGCCGCTACCGGTCCGCACACAAAAAATCTGACACTCCCTTGCCCTTCAGCTGCATTCTTGTCAGCGCTAACTCAATGCACGGTGCAATCGCTTCCCACTACAACCTGAAGCCATACCCCTCCGTAGAGGGGCAGGGAGACTGCTTACCGCTTAAGCGGGGCAGGTGGTACTTACTAACAACTAAATCCAAACTGGAAATAACGACCGTCAGGAAGTGGCATAGCAACCGTTCCGTAGAAGTCATCACCACACGGGCCTGAAGTCTGCTCGACGAATACGTCACCCAATGTAAATCCGTTGTCTTGTGGGTGCCCGTAGGGCTCATCCACTATCTCGAAGTCGAATACCTCCCCGGATTCATTAAGCTCTTCTTTGATCTGCTCAAATACCTCTTGAGAAACCATTGATCTCACAGAGGCGATGACATCCTGGTTCTTGGCGGCCTGCTCCTGTTCTTGAATAGCTCTTGCTTCGTCTGCTTTCCGCATGATTTCGAAGTACTCTTCGTCGCTAACGAAAGCCATCTCATATCTCCATATGCAGGGAAGTCGGGCTAGGCACGACCGCTTATATCTGGCAGGTCAAGCCAGAGCAGGAGCAGCGCTGCGATCAGGATTAGGGGGTTCATGCTTCGCATCGTTGTCTTGCTCCTGCTTATGCTGCTTTACATTCAGCTGCCGTCATCCGGTAGCCGTCCTCTCGCTCAACCACATGCACGCCGCCGTGATAGCCGCGCTCGGTGTTTAGCCTGTTCGCTTCGCTGACGCAGGCGTCCAGATCGATATTTTCCAAAACCGTCAATTCGCCGCGGGTGCTTATTAAAAGGACCTTGTTCATTAGTCCATCTCCAGTGGATTCGCGTGATAGCCCGCTACTAGAACGGGCTACCGCGAATCGTCTGTGGCACTGTCGTAGTACCCACGCCTTCACAACCGCTACTGATTGCAGTCGATCCAGATCCTTTTAGGTTGGCCGCGAGCTTCCTCCAGCCTTGGCGATCAGTGCTTCAAGGCATTCACAGGTCATTTACAACATGCACGCTACAGCTCTAGTGGCCCGGTTGGTTTGGGGCAGGGTGCATGAGGTCCGGGGAGCCTCAACGCCTAAGCTCGGCTCCCTAATTCAATTCTTCTCTCTCAACCACCTTCCTTGCTGCGGGTCCTCCCGACATCTCATGTCCGCTACTGGCGTCAACATGAGCAGCTAGTGGCTGATCGCATACAGAGCTTGGGCCTGTATGGGTGCATTGCCGTCACACCGTAGGGCAGTCTGTTTAACCTCATCGGCAAGCCGGGACTGCGGAGGGATTCTGAATTGTGAAAGAGCGGTGGGACCAATTTGTCCCGTACCGGGTTGTGCCCGGCGATGAGTTAAAGTTAGCAACTGCTAAATTACAATGCAATAGCAAATGCTAAATAATTTTTATACGGGCAGAAAAAAGCCCGCTCAGTGGCGGGCTCTTTAGAGACTCACGATTCAATTAAGAATAGAGGGAGGCCACGTCAGCAACACCGATCCGTCCTCTAGCTTTGCTATGGTCAAGCTTTCCTCTTCGGATAACTGTTCTAGGAGCTGGCTCCAATCATCTTCGAGTTCACTGGGCGAGCGAGCTATAACAACCCTGCGCTCAAGCTGAGCCTTGGGGTTCAGGATTTGCCTTTGAATTCGGTAGGCGAGCAACTCGAAAGAGGAGGGAGGAGTAGGAGCGGGTTTCTTAGCGGGGCGAGGCACAACGTGATCTCCTTATTACTGTTTGAATGTACAGTATAGGAAAAGAGAACGGCGTCGCAAGAAATTTGATGGCGTTAGGCCATAAAAAAGCCCGTGCTAGACGGGCTTAAACTAATCAGTGAAGTGATTCTGGAATACCTTGTCGAATTTCGTTCAAGACTTGGCTTTCAGAAAGTTCATTGCTTATGACCCTTACTGATTCCAAATCGGATAACTGGCTAACGATATCCTTATAAGCAGCAACTAGTTTGGTTTTGCTCCTATTCGGCGGAGAAGTGATGAAAAGAGTATCACGCGCTAGGCGACGGTTCTTCTGCAGTCTTCTTACTTTAGCTAGCCAAGCATCCCCATGATCTAAGATTTTTGCGGGCTCATCGTGACCTAAGTGGATAGGCTTGATTGCTTGCGCGGCACCGTCTTTATCTAAGAGTACATAGGGAAATTTAACAGGGTAGTCATCTGTTCCTAGCCTCTGTTCTTTATATCGCTGTTTAAGGTTCGCTTCAGCTAACAAATGACCAAGCTGCTTTTCAAGAGTCTTCTCTTCGTATTGCTTGCTCGCAAAGCTGAGATTTACATAATGATCAAACAAAGATTTAACAGCCTCGTCGACTTTCTCTGCAGCAATGGTTCCAGGTGAACTGAATCGCATCATGGTTTCGCGAGGCTGGATCAGATTTCTAAACATGGCAAGCTGCGTTGCTTGCTGGTCTCGGCATTGACTAAAGAAACCTGATAGGCGCGCAAGCTCTTGCTCTATTTCAGCACGGGCGCGAATGAAAATCTTTGAATCTAATCTATAAAAGAAGTTAGTAACTCGCTGCCGCTTTGTTTCAATTTGGTAGCGAAATTCACCATTACTGGCGAGTAGAACTATCCCAATATTTACGAACTCTCCAGTTTCTGGATAGGGAAGAAACCGCAAAATTGAATAGTTGCAGAAATGGGTCATAGCTGCCCCCAGAAGCGCTCATCTCTGAAGAGCTGCAGTGTCTCTAAACGTTTTCCCAGCGTTGGCTCTGTCTCATCGACTTCATCAGCATCACGGAAAAGCCACTCGCGTGGCAATAACTGAATGATGCTATCCCAGCGGCTAAGGGCTTCGTCAAGCTGATCCTGTAGCATCTGACGAGTAACATAGTCTCGTAGACGTGGTAATTCGTCTCTAAAGACGTGATATGTCTTGAATTCTACTAAATCAAGGCCTGCTTCAAATGCGGAATTATGATCGATTACTACAAGATTTTGCTGAGCATCGGTCATCAAATTCACGTTACCGAAGCCACGGTCCCCGTTTTGAATCCACCAGTCAAAGACGAGTAGCTTCAGTCTCAGATCAGCATCTACTGAGGGTATGCTAGCCATCATCAGCTCATTAACGTTTTCAACTTGCCTAGACGCGAAGGCGGGCCCCCCTGACAGGTCGCTCACACCAGGTATTGCACTAAAAGCAATCATTGATTCAGAAATGTGCATGATGCGCCACTCAGGGATAGGTAGGCCTAAACATGACCCAAGCTCCGCGGCTATAACCTCAGATATTAATGAAGGTCCGCCGGCTCTGTTGTAGCCTTTAACGAAGTAAAGATGCCCATCATCTGCTCGAATGATAAAAGGCTGTACTGATATGCCTTGATCGCTCCGCTTGATAATTTCTGTAGCGCTAACCTCACCGACCATATGCCACTACGCCTGCACATTCATGGTTATCTCGTCCATAAGTAAGTTTAGAGAGCTAAGCTACAAGCGTACCTACATCTGCCCGCCACGCCAGATAATCCGGCCTATGATCGGGATGTCGTGCATAGCGGTAGCCGAGACCTCTTCGTCTGGATACATGGCCTTATCTGGGTTGTCGCTACGCAGAAGCCAAGTGCCAGATAGCTGCCGAATCAGGCGCTTGAAGCTGATCCCACCATCGGCCCGACGAATAGCGTAGGGCGTACGATCTTTCGGCAGCCTATCCGATGTATCGACCAGGACGATGTCATCTTCAAAAATATAGGGCTCCATGCTGGCACCCTCGGCATACAACGCCCTGCAGTGCTCAGGCTTAACGCTTAGCTTGGTCAGCCAGTCGCGCCTAAACGCTAGCCCGCCTTCTATCTCTATATGCCCGTTCAAATGCCCATCGCCACATTCGCCCACTACTGATAGTTGGGGAATTAGCACGAAATCAGCTTCGCTTGGTGTACGGGGGTAAGAGTTATTAGACGTCTCGTCACTACCTACGTCGGAGTTGGGTGATACCAGCGTTCCGGCCGGCAATCCAATCTTTCCTTCGAGAGTAGCGGCTGCTTTCTCGCCTAGCTTGCGATGCCCATTGAGCAGCTGAGATAAATAGGAAGCGTCCAAATCATATTTGGCCGCAAAGTCCTTTTGGCTCAGGCCGGCCATAGCCCGCTTGAGTGCTTTGATTCGATTCAGGTTGATGTCCATTCGCGAATGATCGCTTCCAGTTAGCAAACAGTAAATTACGGTTTGCTATTGCTTCATAAATTAGCAACTGCTAATATTTCTGTGAAAATAGGAGGTGCATATGAACCTGCACGAATACATAAAGCCACTCGCCAAGGCTGACCTAGATGACTTGGCAGCTCGTTGCGGCACGAGTGCAGGTCAGCTGAAACAAATTGCTTATGGCAATCGCCGCCCCAATGCCTCGCTCGCCATCAACATCGAGCGCGAAACAAAAGCATCCGTGACCTGCGAAGAACTTCGCCCAGATATCGATTGGGCATATCTACGCAACACTCAGCCATCAACTAATCAAGCCGCTTAAACGCGCTCAGGAGCAGTACCAATGAGCTACGCAAACCCAGCTGACCGCCGTGACAACAGGCACAAGGTCAGCCTCAACAGCACGTTGAACAAGATCATTACCAAGTCAGCCGCCCGCGCTCGCAAGCAGAACGCCACCTTCTTGCTGGAGCTGATCGAGTGGGCAATCGAGAACGGCGCCGTTGAAGAAATCGTCGGTAACGACCTGTTGAGAGCCGACGAGTCTAGCGTGGCCTGAAGGGCCATAAGGGGCCCAAATGCTGTGCTTTGAAGACTTGAAGCCGGAAGCAAGAGCAGAGGTTGAGCGCTTGATGATGGTGAAAGGACAGAGCCTCGATGAGGCAATAGAAGAAATAGTAACAAGCGGGATTGCAATGGGCGGCCTGACATTCGCGGGTCGTCCCAAGGCAAAAGTAACGCAGATCTTAGGGCCACCCAAGGAGGTGGGCCAAAGAAGGGACAAAAAAGATACGAATTAGCCCTTTTACGGGCAAGAAAAAGCCGGTGGCTAGACCGGCTTCCTCAGTGACCACCGTAAGGTCGATACAAATCATGACAAACGTAATCCAGCTTAGCAAGTCCCAGGGGTTTACCCGAATGGACAACGACCTGTACGAAGCCCTGATTGGGGCTGACTTGTCCGGTCGTGAGCTTCGGGTAGCACTGGCTATCCACCGACTCACTATCGGCTTCAACACTCAAACGTCCCGTATTGCTGCTTCGGTTATCGCCAAGCTATCAGGCATCCATGCGGACAACGTATCCCGAATCATCTCTGAGCTTTTGCGTCAGCGTGTCATTTTCCGTACTGGTGGTAGCCGTAGTCCTATCGGTATCAGCCCAGTTTCTGAGTGGAAAATCGATGCTCAAAATGACGATAAATCGAATCTGACGAAATCCTGCGAAACTGTCGTATTTGACAGGTCGAGACTGTCGAAACCGACAGACTATAAAGACAGTAAAGACATAACTAACTCTAACGAGTTAGTAACGCCCGCAAAGTCATCGGTGATTTCAAAGCCGAAAGCCAAGACGGCAAAGCCAGCAACAGGCATCAAAAAACTCTTGGCTGATAACCCGCATGGCGCATCAGAAAAAATCCTCACTGAATACCTCGCTCTTCGCAAAGCTAAGCGCGCACCTGTCACCGATACCGTGTGGGCTTCGATCAACACCGAGCTTGGAATCCTGGCCAGTCATGGACTATCCGCCGATGAATCCCTAGCGGTTGCGATCAAGGCGGCGTGGCAGGGTTTTGAGAGCGAGTGGGTATTAAACCGTATGCGCCGGTCAGCGCCTCCTGTTCGCCAATCCAATGAGCCCGACTTCGATAGCGTCGAGTGGGCTAATGATCTTGGAGAGTGGTGATGAAAAATGTTGTGGACATTACCAAGAGCCTGCCTGAGGTCATGGGGAAGGCGAAGCTTGAGGAAGTTAAGCCAATACCGGCATTCATCGACGAAAAGAGCGCCCGCGTTGTGAACTCTCTCTTCCGTGAACTTCAGTCCATCTTTCCAGCATGGCGTCAGGCTTGGCCCACTGATAAGGCGCTGGATCACGCCAAGGCAACATGGACTAAAGGCTTTCGCGATGCCGGAATCACGAGCATAGAACAGATCAAGTTCGGTATTCAGGCCTGTCGGAGTCTGGGTACTGACTTTGCTCCAAGCGTTGGCAAATTTATCCAGATGTGCCAGCCCACCGCTGAGATGCTTGGCCTGCCATCTGCTGACAAGGCCTATGCCGAAGCCTGCCGCAACGCTCATCCCTCTGCTGATCGTCACTGGACCCATGCAGCCGTGATGCACGCAGCCAACGAAACAGGCTTCTACAACCTCAACACCCAGAAGGAAGACGAGAGCAAGAAGCTGTTCAACCGGAACTATGAGATTGCCTGCCGCATGGTTGCCAAGGGTGAGCCGCTGAAGGAGATCCCGAAGGCCCTGCCGTCCGAGGTAAGCGTACCTGCCAAGCCTGAGACCGTTAACCGTGAGCTGGCAAAGATGCGCGCCATGCTGAAAGGAGGTCGGGCATGAAGTGGGAACAGACAGGCAAATACGTCCTAACCGGAGAGAGTGGCTACAAGGTCGCCAAATACATGATCGCTGATGAAGCCCGTTACCAACCCTGGCTAGGCATGGAAGCCATCGGCTACCCCTGCGACACCGTGAAGGAAGCCAAGGAGCGCTGTGAGCGTCATTTGCAGATCATGGGGAGGGAAGCGGCATGAGTGCAAAAAATAAAACAAGGCTTTTATCCAATGTTTTGTGGCTGGTAGCAATCAGCTGTTTGGTTGGTTACATCATCAAAAGTGACGCTGGTTTGTTGCGCATCGGGGTGCTTTTGACATGGATTTGGGTTGTCCTGAGCGTCATTGCAGGCATATTCATTGGCGCTCTATCGGCCACAGCAAAGGAAGGCAAAAACGCTGAAGCTCTTCTCAATGCTCTCGAAGACATCGATAGCCGTTCCAGCGTGCGTAAAGCATGGTCTTGGTTTCAGTGTGGTGTGCTTATAGGGATGCTTGCTTACTGCGGCGCTCTGGTTACTGCTTGCGTCTACATCGTGGCTACTGGCTGGATGCAGCTGAATCTGAGCTTAGCCCGCGATAAAGCTAAGGAGCTGCGCTCATGAACCATCCCCTAGCTACAGATCAGCTCAGAAAAGAGTTTGAGGCATGGCTGCTTGAGGTTCATTGGCTTACGTCTGAATGGCAGGAAGAGCGCAACTGCTTTGCGGACTACCCAGCTCACTTGGCTTTTCAGGCATGGCAAGCCTCTCGCGCTGCGCTGGTGGTGGAGCTGCCGAAAACATCGAAAGTAATGAGCACTCTAGTCGTGGAGCGCATGCATAGAGAAGCCATTGAAGCCGCTGGTGTGAGGGTAAAGCCATGAGGACCTACACCCTCACTACTGACCAGATAGCCGAAGTCCTTGAAAGCGCTTATGCCAAGGGCTTCGATCGTGCTGCTCAGACAGAGAACCCAGCCGAGGCCAAGGGTACGGAGGCTTATCACCACTTCCGCTGCCAGGATCTTGAGCCGCTGCTGTTTGGGCTAGACCGCCCTCGCAGAGAGCCGAGCGATAGCCAGTGCCAGCAAGAGCTGCGTGCGCAAGGCAAGCCGTATCCCCGCACCTGCGCGGTCTGCGGCTTAGGCCCATGCAAAGGAGGTAAGCGCTAATGGATCACATCATCCGTACCCCTGTGGATCGCCAGCGTCTGATCGGTTTCCTGTCCGGCCTGGACCTGACCAGGCCGCGCAAGATCGCTATCACTGAGATGCGCAGCAAGCGCAGTGATGCTCAGAACCGTTTGCTCTGGATGTGGAACAACGAGATCCAGAAGCACCTGCGTGAAGCCTATGGACAGATCGCCAGCGCTGAAGAGTGGCACGAAATAATGGTTGCCAAGCTGTGGCCGTCCGAACTTCACCGTGTTGAGCTGCCAGATGGGTCTGCATACAAGGTAGGCCGCGCCAAGACACGCGGCTTCACCCAAGCGCAGATGACCGAATACCTGGAGATGCTGGATCAGTACTGCGCTGAGAGCCTTGGTTTGCTACTGCCGCATCCAGAAGACTTGATGATGGCTATCTACGGAAGGAGAGCCGCATGACCTTCCTCCGTCAACGCCAACCCGCTTACCGATCAGACCGCTGGCTAGCTGCCGTCCGGTCACTAGAGAACTGCGTGCTGTGCGGTACCTATGGCGTCCAGGCAGTACACCGAAATGAATCAAAGGGAATGAGCATGAAGGTTGATGACTGCTTGAGCGCTGCGCTGTGCCCAAGCTGCCACCACGAGATCGACAACGGCCACCGGCTAACCAAGGAAGAACGCCGCGCCGAACTGGACAAGGCGGTACTGCTAACCATCCGTGAGCTGGCCCAGCGTGGCCTGATCGAAGTCAAGAAGGTGAAGCCATGAGCCTAATCATCGACAACACAAACCCGAGCGCTGTGACGGTGAAGGGATGCGGCGAGCCACAGACGTTCGACAACTTCGACGAGGCTTGCCGGTATGCGGACAAGGTATACGAGGCCAAGCGCTTTCCGGTCTGGCCTGAAGATCAAACGTCATTTCCCTTCCTAGAGGCATTTGACGAAGCGCGTACTGATCGAATCGCTGCATCTCACGGCGACGGCGAGCACTACCAACATGAACGAGTTGGCGATGACTGGCTGAAGTTGTACGGCCTGCTTGGGGGTGCGGAATGACAAACATCAATCCTTGCCCATTCTGTGAAGGCCCTCCCTGCATTCAGGTAAAGGACTCCATAACTGGTAACAAGCTGTATGCAGGGCAGTGTGAGGAGGGCGTCTCGATGACCTCATATGTTTGGTGCCATGAATGCGCGGCGCGTGGGCCTGAAGTTGACTCGGACAACCTAGCTATCTTCGAAAACAAGCACGACCTGACCTTTGATGAGATGGAGCAGTTGGCGGTGCAGAAGTGGAACGATCGACATAACCGGTCGCGCCATCTGTATGAGAAGTCAGGAGGTGCTGAATGACCACTATCACTCTCCCATGGCCCCCAAGCAATAACACCTACTACCGGCGAGTAGGAGCCAAGACGCTGATCAGCGAGAAGGGACGTTCCTACACCCAGTCAGTTGCAAAGCTCTGCTGGGCAACACGGACACCAAAGCATGAAGGCAGGCTGCGAGTGGAGATCACAGCCTATCCGCCTAACAGGGCCACAAGAGACCTCGACAACCTGTTCAAGGCTCTCTTGGACTCCTTGACCAAGGCAGGCGTCTGGAATGACGACAGCCAGATCGATGACCTACGCATTATTCGCGGCCCAGTAAAGGCCGGTGGATTGGTACAGATTGAAATTGGAGAACACCCATGCGCCTGAATTCCTTGAAGTCAGCTCGTCAAGCTTGGCACGACTCATATCATGTTCAATGCAACAGCACGACCGGCCACACCGAGCAGGTAGCCACCCTGGGCATGGTGTTCGGTGGAGGCTGGACAGAAAAAAAGCTTAAGGAAACTAACCCTGATGGAACGGTAAGCACGTTCAGCCAGTGGGTATGGGTCGAGAAGCCCATGGATTCGCGTATACCGAAGCGAAAGAGCACGGCAGTAGCAATAGAGGGGGCACTGCGCGGACGCATCCAGAGCGCAATTGGCGGGCTTCCATCACACCTTCGGGCTTTCGGGTCATTCATGTATCACCCGACGCTATTCAAGGATTCAGATATTACCGAGGCAACTGCCGAAGTCGTATTCCGTTTGGCCTACATCAATGGCAAGAAGAAGATGTATGCAAAGAAGATGGAGCGCGCTCGTTATGTGGCCTTGGGTGTGCTTCTACGGTATCGCCAGCGGCACCAGGGAGGGCAGAGCGAGGGCAGCGACCGTATCGGCCATTATCACAGCCTGGATAAGCCTGAGTTCTTCCGGAAGTTCCTGAACGATGAATACGGCGTAGTGCTGGCATCCGAGGCATGGGCAGATGAGTGGGGATGGTTTGTGCAGGGCTGCTTTGATGTGTGCAATGACTTGGACAAGCAAGCATTGGCTCCAGTGGCCCGCTGCATAGGATTGATCAAGGCGGAGGCGGCATGAGGGTCGCAATCATCACCATTGCATTATTGGCGCTAGAGATGCTGGTAAGCACCGTTTATTTCGGGGAGGACATATTGCAGATGGCTGCTTTATTTGGGCTTAAAGCAATATTGTCCTATTCCGCTTATTCCCAAATAGCAGCGTAAATAGTCGATGAAAGGCAATGTTATAATATTTGACAAATTCCTCGGGTCAGCTATCATCACTTCTAATCTGTGAAACATCACTCAAAAGAAACCGTCCTCAGTGGCGGTTTTTTATTGCCTGAAATAAGGCCCTAATTAGTCCCGCATGCGTGCTCCCGTACGGACAACAACCCCATGACGGACAAATAACAGGTGAATGCGCAGGCTGATGCGCTAAGCGCCAAATTAATCGGGATTCCAGGGACGCCTGGAAGCGCTGGGTTTCCTGCTTTGACAGGTATCACTCGACCCACGCCGGAGATCAGTACCGGCCACCTGTTCCTATCAACGTCGGGAGACGTAGAGCGCTGGCCGACGTATTGGTCGCATTATTCACACAACCGGAGGCCGCCAGTGGACAAAATACTGGACTGGTGCCTTGTAGGGTTCCTCGGAATGCTTGGGGGACTGGCAAGCCTGTTCTATCCAGGCGCAACGGCTATGCCGTTTACCTGGAAGATGTTCATTTCAAAACTGGTGGTCGCCTTCTTCGTTGGCAAGGTAGCTGGCGAGTTCATCCCGTTAGATAACCAATACCGTGCCGGAATAATCATGCTGCTGGGATTCTTCGCTTATCCGGTACTAGGAGTGGTAGAGGTTAAGGTTAAGGATTGGCTCGAGAGGTTCAATCCGGGAGCAAGCTAATGCTTACCATCTCCATACTGGCCTTTACGATCTACAGCGCTGTAATAGTCAGGAGCGCCTACTTCTGCGCTATCGGCGGCAGATTCCGAGAGGACGACCGTACAGAGGTAGCCTTTCTGTTCGCTGCAAGCCTAATCCTTATGGCTGGATTTGGTGCTTTATGGCTTATGGAGCCATGGAAATTAATCAATAACAGCTTGGCGAGTTCGATAATCGTCGGGCATTCCGTCTTTATGGGCGCATACGTTTTCCACCGAGTCGGCTCATTGATCAATGGGCGAGACCGCAGGCAGAGAAGAGAGCGCCGAGAATACAGAGCGCACTCATGACGTCAAAGGATGCATTCACGTTCGCCTTCCTGGCATTGATCGTGTTCCTTGGTGGACAGGTCCTGTCTATCAGCTTTCCCAAATACCTTGCCCCGCAGACCCCGCTAGTAGCCAAGCGATAGGTGATCTATGAGCTTTGATGTCGCATTTACACGGCTGATGGGAAGCGAAGGCGGGTACGTCAATAACCCTGTAGATCCAGGAGGCGAAACAAACTGGGGCCTGACTGCTCGAGTCGCCAGGGCCAACGGCTACCAGGGTGAGATGAAGAGTCTTACTAAGGAGAAGGCCAAAGAGATCGCCAAGAAAGTCTACTGGGACCCGCTCAAGTGCGACCAGATGCCTTTCTCGGTAGCTTTCCAGGTCTTCGATGGCTCGTACAACTCCGGTCCAGATCAATCGGCCAGATGGCTGCAGCGGGCTTTAGGCGTTGCTGATGACGGAAAGATTGGACCTATCACGCTAAACAAGCTGAGCAATTCCAATCCTGCGGTGATATGCGCCCTGTATATCGCTGCCCGCGGCAAGTTCCAAACCAAGCTTTCGACCTGGAGCACCTTCGGGAAGGGCTGGGCGAACCGCAACTACGATAACTTGGAACATCTGGCCTCTGACCTGTGAACGCCATCCTGCTCAAGTGGGGCATTGCCGCCGCTATTGTCATCGGCTGCCTATTTGGAGCCTACCAGCATGGAGTGAACGTCACCGATGCCAAGTGGGAAAAGCAGCAGAGTGACGCCCAGGCCGCGCAAGCAACGCTCAGGGCGCAGGAAGAGAGAACGGCGCGAGAAACCGAGCAACGCCGTCAAGCTGAAATAGAGAGTATCCGAGCCGATGCCCAGAAGCAGATCCAAAACGCCCAGGCTGATGCTCGTGATGCTGACCTTGCTAGTGAGCGGCTGCGTAAACAGGCAGATCGTCTCGCCCAGTCCGTCCGTAGCTGCCCCAGCGATACCGGTACTGCCGACGGAGGCAAGACAGCCCCCAGCCCCGCAATGGTGTTATCCGACGTGCTTGGCCGGATGGATGCACGAGCAAGAGAGCTGGCTGAAGCTTATGACCGATCAAGGATTGCCGGCAGTGCCTGCGCCGCCGCTTATGACGCCATCAGGAACAACCAATGAATCTGTACGTTGACTGTGAATTCAATTCGTTCAAAGGCGCATTGATCTCAATGGCGTTAGTGGATGAGTACGGATCTGAGTGGTACGAGGTGCTTGGCTGCGATAACCCTGATCCTTGGGTTGCTGAGCATGTAATGCCGATCCTGAATAAGGATCCGGTAAGCATGACTGAATTTCAAAGCAGCCTTGCTGGTTTCCTGTCGCAGTACAGAAACATTCACATCATCGCTGACTGGCCGGAAGACATTGCCCACTTTTGTGAGTCGCTGATTACCGGTCCGGGGTATCGGCTGAATACGCCGCCTCTGACGATGGAGGTTCGGCGCGATCTGGATGCTGAATCTGCTTTACCCCATAACGCCTTGGAAGACGCCAAGGCTATTCGAAAGCTTGCGTTGGGCATTACTGACTAACCAATAACCCATAGGCCAGTGACCGAGTTTGAGTAGTCCGGCGCGGCAACCAAACGAGGAAGAGTCACATGGCCGAAATGCCCAAAATAGTCGTTCTTACGGACGACCAACTCACTGCACTCATCGATAGCAGTGTCACGAAGGCTATAGCGCCGTTATCGGCTGCAATCGCCAAGATCAATGCAGGCACACCGGCTACACCGGTAGAAGTGCCTACAAAGCCCGCAGAGACGCCTACAGCGCCTATCGAAACGCCAGCAGAGACCACAACCCTTAGCCTTGTGCCTAATGCTCAGGTAACCGGTGGTGACTGGCTAGATGGCGTATGGACTAAAGACGGCACCGCTCGTGGCTCGTTTGCCAGTAACCCAGCCTTGGCAATCGGGCAGACAGCAACACTGCCTGACGGTACCACTCGCCAGGTTATCAACGTCGAAGTATTTAACGACAAGACCAGCGTAACCTTTGAAGGTAACAAGCTCGATCCTAGCAAGGTGGCTGGTAAGGCGGTGGTATTCACTGTCCCAAAGTCTGAGGGGTCACCCGCACCGGTGACTCCAAGCGTACCAGCTAATGATCCGGCTCCAGTACCAGATACAGCGACCAAGCTGACCAATATTCCAATGGTTGGCGTGAACTTCGGTGCTCACTCTAACGCCGCTCAAGTGCAGCCTGGAGAAGCTGGGACCCATTTCAAGTGGTTCAGCAAGAAGGACGTGGACTATTGGGTAGGTGAGCAGGGTGTACGCCTGATCCGCTGGCCTTATGAGCTGCAGCGCTCAATGGTGGCTGAGACCTCTACTGGCCTACCCAGCAAGACGTCCGAATTGGATTCGACTTTCAAGGCCAAGGTTAAAGAGCGGTACGAATGGATCAGGGCGGCTTCCAATGGTGAAGCACAGATCATCTTCGACCCGCACCATTACTGGCGTATCTGGAGAAACCAGACAGCGAATGGAAAACAGACAGGTGCATTGCTTGCTGCGAATCAAGCCGCTGGCCAAGGCAATCGCTGGAAGGTACAGGAACGTATCCTCATCGATGACAAGAACGGATGGGGAGCGAAAGAACTCGGTTTACACCTTGCCAACTTCGCCAGAGAACTCGATGACCCAATGGTGATCGGCTACGGCCTGGGCAATGAACCTTATCCTCAAGATGGCGGACTGGACGCTATCACGCTACAGGCAATGGAAGCTAAGGTAATCAAGGATGTAAACATCATCCTGCCTATCCTTCGTCAGGTAACAAAGAAAGCGGCCTTCCTCTGTGGCAACCACTGGGCAAGCGCCCGTATGTGGGCAAGCGTAAGTGCGGCGTTCGTAGACAACATCAAGGACCCGGCGAACAACATCGTCTGGGAATGGCACGGCTACGGCGACCTGGATAACAGCTCAAGCGGAAAATACGGCAATGTCAGCACGTTCCCCGCTGATCAACTGGTCAAGGTCTTCAGCCCAGCGTTCCAGTACCACGCTGCAAAGGGCACGCGAGGCTTTACCGGTGAGACTGGTATCCCGCCAACCGATAGTGGCCGTGCGATGCTCCAGGAGGCTTTAAAAGCCCATGAGGCAGCAGGTGTACCGATGACCCTATGGGTAGCAGGCGGAGACGGAGCCATGAACGGCGAGAAGATGTATCTGGACACTGCTGACCACGCCAAGACACGCGAGATGCTAAAGCCCTGGTTCAAGAAGACCCTGGCTGAATGGACACCTGTCCGAGGGTAAGGCCATGACACAGTGGAAGGTCATAGACGCAGACGGTCGGGCCTTCGTAGTGGAGGCTCAGACCTACGTACAGGACAGCACCAGTGCCCGCTTCTATGTGGGTGCTGAGCTGGTGAAAGAGATACCAAGGGCTGTGTTTGTTGAGAGGGTGATTGAGTAATGGCGCGCCTCAAGACCTTGCAGCCCAGAGTGGCGACCCAGAAGACCGGACTCAAGGTCATCAACTCCGATTCCTGGCGAGCCACCAAGACCTCATCTAATGACCGTGGCTACGGCTACAAGTGGCAGCAAGCCCGCCTACAGCATCTCCAGCAGCAACCCCTGTGTGTGTACTGCGAGAGAGAAGGGCGCATCACAGCGGCTTCAGTAGTCGACCACAAGATCCCACACAGAGGCGACATGGATCTGTTCTGGGATAGAGCCAACTGGCAGAGCCTATGTAGCACCTGCCATAGCTCTGTGAAACAACGTGAGGAAGCAACCAATTTTTAGTTGCTCCTCAGCAGACTTATTCTTCATCCGAAGCGCTGTTGAATTTGCTTCTTTTAACTTCCCATGGAAGAGCTGGTTGGGTCCTGACTTTCTTGTAGCTACCCCTTGAGAAGAAATACGTTTGTAGCTCTAGAAAACGACGATTACGACCGTTTAGTTCATAAGTAATTATGAAGAAGATAAGAGGTCTCTTAGCTTCGCTCCAGATGTCGCCAGCTCTCTCTAAAGCGTCTCGGAGGTTGGCTAATTTGCTGTACGAAATGAAAGTGGAAAACGCAGCGGAGTCGTTTTTATCCAGGAGCTTATGAAATTCATTCACCTTCTCTTTATGCGACTCTGTCCATTCCCATTCAACGTAGGAAAGAGTCTCTCCATCAGGGAAGCGTAAGACAGCATCGGTACGGCCGCCTTGCTCAAACAATGCTCTGGCTCCCATAAGAGTAGCGCACTGCCGAACGACCAAACCAAGATGAATCGTCCAATCCGCTCTGCCTGCTAGATCATGCGTTTCAGTAACCGGAAAGTCTCTGTACCAAAGGCAATTAAATAGTGTGATGAAGTCACGTTCTATTCGCTTCATTGCTACCCCTAAAAAATGAATTCTTTAGTGATAGTAGCCTGCATTTCTGGATTTTATAGGTTCATGCTTTTTGCATGATTTGAGTTGATAAGTTTTGCAAATAGAGGGGGGAGGGTTAAAAGTTTGGAACTATCGAATACTAGACCGACCCCGACCTCGTTTAGAGATTAAATCCCACTTAACAAGGGCGTTAACAATGGCGTTAACTGAACAGAAGCGCCGGTATGCCGATGCGCGGCTGTCCGGTATGTCCAAAAAAGAGGCTGCAATTCTGGCTGGCTGTCCTGAAAAGACTGCATCACAGGCTGCCTCTCGCTACGAGAAAGACCCTGAAGTCCAGGCGGCGATGGGAAGGACGATTGCAGTAGAGGCGATGAAGAAAGCTGCGCCACCTCCTGCTGATCCTGATCCCTATATCCCGGGCCAAGCTGCAGATCCTCTCGATTTCTTCAAGAACATGATGAACGACCTTGAGGCTGACCCAAAGCTGAGGCTTGACGCTGCGAAGGCTTTGGCCAGTTTCACCATTAGCAAGCCGGGCGAGAAGGGCAAAAAGGAACAGGTACAGGAAGCGGCTGAACAGGCCTCTACCGGTCGTTTTGGTTTGCGCAAGCCGGGGCATTTGAAGGCAGTTAATTGATGGAATGGTCAACAGCATGTCCCGATTGGGAGTCACGTATTGTCGACCGCAAATCGATTATGCCGCTCAAGCCCATATTCCAAGACCAAGCCGATGATGCGCTGGATGTCTTCTGTAATCTACGGATGGTAGATGCATTAGGCAGCCCGTTGATGGGTGATACCTGTCAGCCATGGGTTCTGGATCTCGTCGCGGTGCTGTTTGGTTCGTATGACGCAGAGGCGCGCCGGAGACTGATCACCAATTACTTCCTGATGGTCAGTAAGAAAAACGGAAAGTCGACCATTGCCGCTGGCATCATGCTGACCGCATTGATTCTGAATACCCGACAATCCGGTGAATTCATCATCCTTGCGCCGACGAAAGAGGCCGCTGATAACGCTTACAAGCCTATCCGCGACATGATCAAGGCAGATAGTGAGCTTGAGGCCCGCTTTCACGAGCAGGAGCACATCAGGACCATCACTGATCGCCTCAATCAGGCGACTTTGAAGGTCGTGGCCGCAGATAGTGCGACGGTTACCGGAAAGAAGGCCATCGGCGTATTCGTGGATGAGCTTCATGAGTTCGGAAAACAGCCAAAATCAGCGAACATGCTGACCGAGGCAACGGGCGGCCTTGCTTCCCGGCCTGAAGGCTTCGTTTTCTACTGCACCACACAGTCCAGTGCTCCACCTGCTGGCGTATTCAAGGCAAAGCTTGATTATGCGCGTGGCGTGAGAGACGGCCGGATCCAAGATAAGCGATTCCTCCCGATCATCTATGAGTTTCCCAAGTGGATGATCCAAAAAGAGCTTCATAAAGACCTATCCAATGCCTATGTGACTAACCCGAACTGGGGTGTTTCTGTCGATCAGCAGGTGATTGAACAGAAGTACCAGGAGGCGAAGGAGGGCGGAGAGGAAGCAGTACGGGATTTTCTAGCCAAACACATGAACGTCGAGATTGGCCTTGCGCTGCTCTCGAACCGTTGGGCTGGAGCTGAGTTCTGGGAAGCCCAGAAACGCGATGGCGTGACCCTTGAGACCATCCTTGAGCGCTGCGAGGTTGTCGATATTGGTATCGATGGCGGCGGCCTGGATGACCTTCTAGGCTTGGCAGTCGTTGGTCGTGACCGTGAAACAAGAGAGTGGCTTGGATGGTGTAAAGCCTGGGCCCATCCCTCTGTGCTTGAAAGGCATAAGGCTGAAGCTGCACGAATTCATGATTTCGCTAAGCAGGGCGAACTCGTAATCGTTACTCGCATGGGTGATGACATCAACCAAGTGGCTGATATCTGCAAAAAAATATATGAATCAGGACTTTTGGATTTAATCGGAGTCGACCCTGCTGGTATCGGGGCAATTCTAGATGCCCTGGTCGATGCGGGCATTCCAGAAGACAAGGTTATAGGCATATCCCAAGGCTGGAAGCTTGGTGGAGCAATCAAGACCACTGAGCGCAAGTTGGCCGAGGGATCGCTAGTACATGGTGGACAACTAATGATGAATTGGTGCTGTGGTAATGCCCGGGTAGAGCCGAAAGGTAACTCCATCCTGATTACCAAGCAGGCCAGTGGATCCGCCAAGATTGACCCCTTGATGGCATTGTTTAACGCCGTGTCATTGATGGCACTCAACCCGGCCACACCAAAAAAGGAATATCAGATGTTTTTTGTCTAGGCATTGCCCAGACATAACGACCCGCTTCGGCGGGTTTTTTCGTTTCTGGAGCTAAGAAATGGATCGAGCCTACACGCGCCTGGATGTGAAGCAGATCGTCGATGGAGACGAATTCTTCACTATCCGCGGTATCGCCTCTACACCTACGGCTGACCGTATGGGTGATGTAGTCGAGCCGTTAGGCGCTCAGTTTAAAACTCCAATGCCGCTGCTCTGGCAGCACCAGCATGACAAGCCGGTCGGGCATGTGACATTTGCGAAGCCTGACAAGAACGGCATCCCATTTGAGGCCCAGCTTCCCCGCATTAAGGAGGCCGGTGCTCTCAAGGATCGAGTCGATGAGGCTATTCAGTCGCTGCAGTACAAGCTCGTGGCGGCGGTATCCATCGGCTTTAGTGCTATTGAGGGCGCTGTAGAACGCCTAGCCAATGGCGGTTTGCGTTTCAAGGAATGGGAGTGGCTAGAGCTGTCGCTTGTGACCATCCCCGCTAACTCAGAAGCAACCATTACCCAAATCAAGGCAATCGATACCCAGCTGCGGGCCGCGTCAGGCCAAACGCAGAAGGGCGTTGTTCGCCTTGATACCCCTGCCGGCGCTTCGGCAATCAGCTTTAAGAAAACTTCGACTCCGAAGCCCGAGGAGGGCAAACACATGAATATCGCTGAACAAATCAAATCCTTCGAAAACTCCCGCGCCGCCAAGGCTGCCCGTCTTGAGGAAATCATGTCCAAGGCTGCCGATGAAGGCCGCACTCTGGATCAGGTTGAATCAGAGGAATACGACAACCTGCAGACTGAAGTGAAGTCTGTTGATGGTCACTTGGGCCGCTTGCGTGACCTGGAAAAAGCTCAGGCTTCCAAGGCCAAGCCGGTCGAGGCTGAAAAGGTTAATTCCTACAAGAGCGTGGATGTGCGTGACAATGCCGTTATCCGCGTAGAGCGTAGTCTGCCGAAAGGTACTGCCTTTACCCGTTACGCTATCGCGCTGGCTCGCTCCAAGGGCAACCTGATGCAGGCCGCTGAGATCGCAAAGGGCTGGGAAGACTCCACGCCTGAAGTAGCGACTGTTCTGAAGGCTGCTGTTGCCGCCGGTACCACTACTGATCCGTCCTGGGCTGCTCCGCTGGTTGAATACCAGAACATGGCTTCCGAGTTTATCGAGCTGCTGCGCCCCCAGACCATCGTTGGCCGTATTCAGGGTCTGCGCCGCGTTCCTTTCAACATTCGTATGCCAGGGCAAACCAGTGGCTCGTCTGTTGGCTGGGTAGGTGAAGGTATGGCTAAGCCGGTAAGCGCCTTGTCGTTCGATACTACGACTCTGCGCTTCACTAAAGTGGCCGGCATCGTAGTTCTGACAGACGAACTGGTTCGCTTCAGCAACCCAAGCGCAGAAGCTATCGTTACCGCTGACCTGACAGCCTCTATCGCTCAGTTCCTTGATGGCCAGTTCATCGATCCGGCTGTGGCTGAAGTCTCCAACGTATCGCCAGCTTCTATCACCAATGGCGTAACTCCTATTGCTGCGTCTGGTGTTGATGCTGATGCAGTGCGTGCAGACGTTCGGGCGCTGTTTGCTCAGTTCATTGCGGCCAACCTGACGCCTACCAATGGCGTTTGGATCATGTCGCCGACTACTGCGCTGGCTCTATCCATGATGGTCAACCCACTCGGCCAGCCTGAGTTCCCTGGACTGACTATGAACGGTGGCACCTTCTTTGGTTTGCCTGCAATCACTTCAGAGACTGCCGGTAACGTGATCGTTCTGGCTAATGCCTCTGAAATCCTGCTGGCTGATGATGGTGGTGTGACTCTGGACGTAAGCCGCGAGGCTTCCTTGCAGATGAACACTGCGCCCGCTGCCGGCGCTCAGTCTCTAGTCAGCCTGTGGCAGAACAACATGGTTGGTCTGCGTGCTGAGCGGTTCATCAACTGGAAGCGTCGCCGTCCCCAGGCTGTTGGGTTCATCTCTGGCGTGAACTATGGCGGTACCGCTGCTGCTCCTGCTCCGTAACTGATGCCATGGCCGTCTTAACCGGCGGCCATGCCTTCTGGAGGTACGTATGACCAAGGTAACGGTAGTTGCCAAGAAAGCTAAATACGGCAAGCAGGTTGGCGAAACCTATGAAATCAACCGTATTCATTTAAGGGCGCTGGTAGCGCTTGGTTATGTTGAGCCTGTAGACGGTGAGCATGACGAAGATGACGAAAAGCCCCGCAAGAAAAGAACTTATAAGCGCCGCGATATGCAGGCCGAATGATAGTCAGGAGCCGCGATGAAATTTCCTATCTTCGGTCGCAAGCGCGAAGAAAAAGCACTGCGACCAGCCGATAATCGCGGCAGTTGGCTAGGCGTCATCCGCGAGTCGTTTGCTGGTGCATGGCAGAAGAACGTTGAGATCAATAACGATACGGTCCTTGCGTTCTCTGCTGTTTTCTCGTGTGTCACGCTAATCGCAGCTGACATCAGCAAGATGCGTATCAAACTGGTTCGCCGGACTGAGCAGGGTATCTGGGCAGAAACAGAAAGCAGCGCATTTTCTCCAGTACTCCGAAAGCCCAATCATTTTCAGAATCGAATCCAGTTTATTGAAGGGTGGATAGTTTCAAAGCTAACCAGCGGTAACACTTATGCCCTAAAGCAGAGGGATAGCAGAGGAGTAGTGACCCGTCTGTACGTTCTTGATTCTCGCCGTGTGACACCCCTCGTATCTGACGATGGCAGTGTTTTCTACTCGCTAAAGACTGACAACTTGTCAGGGCTTGAACAGGATGTAGTTGTACCCGCCCGAGAGATTATTCATGACCGCATGAACTGTCTGTTCCATCCATTGGTTGGTATCTCGCCGATCTATGCCTGCGGCCTTGCCGCAATGCAGGGTACAGCGATTCAGAACAACTCGGCTCGCTTCTTCCAGAACGGTAGCAAGCCCGGCGGCGTACTTACGGCTCCAGGCGCTATTAGTAATGAAACTGCGGCCCGGCTTAAAGAGCATTGGGATTCAAATTACAGTGGCGAGAACTCGGGCAAGATTGCGGTGCTTGGCGATGGTTTGAAGTATGAAGCCATGGCTATGAGCGCGACCGACTCCCAGTTGATCGAGCAACTACGCTGGTCGGCAGAGAACGTCTGCTCAGCCTTCCATGTTCCAGCCTACAAAGTAGGAATGGGTGCTACGCCAACCTATGCGAACGCCGAAATCCTTAACCAGATCTACTATTCAGACTGTGTTCAAAAGCTAATTGAAGATCTGGAGCTTTGCCTTGATGAAGGCCTTGAGCTGCCTAGTCCTTATGGAACTGAGCTTGACTTGGATGGGCTGTTCCGAATGGATACGGCCACTCTCTACAAAGCAAATAACGATGCTGTAGGTGGTGGCTGGATGTCACCTAATGAGGCCCGAAAGAGGGTAGACCTTCCGCCCGTTGAAGGCGGCAATACCCCATATCTGCAGCAGCAGAACTTCTCGCTCCAGGCACTAAATAAGCGCGACACACAAGCCGACCCGTTCGGTACCGCTGCGCCTGCTGAGCCGCCTGCTTCCGAACCTGAAGAACCAACCGAAGAAGAAATTGCCGATCAGGCACGCATGCTGGCGTTGCTTGTAGAGAAGGAGATGTCCAGTGCTAACCATGCGTGAGCTTGAAGCCCAGGCCAAGGCGCTGGGCCCGGTATTGAAGGGTTTCGTTGATAAGGCTGCTCAGGCGCTCCGTACAGAGCTATTTAAAAGCCTGGATGAAAGAGAACAGGCTATCAGGACTGAGCTTGATCAATCACTGGCTAGCCTGCCTGAAGCACTAGACGCAGAAGTAGTCGCCAAACGTGCCGCTGAACTTGTCCCGACACCGAAGGATGGTAAGGACGGTAAAGATGCAGATCCTGAAACTATCAAGGAGATGGTAGAGGAGGCTGTTGCATCCCTCCCGCCTCCGACTGATGGCAAGGATGGTTTAGATGGAAAGGATGGGGTAGACGGCAAAGACGGACAAAGCGTACCCATTGAAGAAGTCGAAAGGATGGTTCAAGAGGCCGTAGCTAAGGCTATTCAGTCCATCGAACTGCCTAAAGACGGAAAGGATGGTGAGCCAGGGCGTGATGCTGTTGATATTGAAATCCTGCCAGCCATTGATGAATCCAAGTCATATGCTCGCGGCACCTATGCTACTCACAAGGGTGGGTTATGGCGTTCCTATGAGCGAACCAGCGGAATGAAGGGTTGGGAGTGCATAGTTGAAGGCGTGGCGGATCTTCGGATAGAGCAAGATGGTGAGCGCGGCTTCAAGGCTGTGGCAGAGCTATCAAGCGGCTCCGTGCAGGCTAAGTCGCTGACCGTCCCCGCCATGATCTATCGGGGAATCTTCAAGGCTAGCGATTACCATCCTGGCGACACCGTGACATGGGGTGGAAGCCTATGGCATTGCGATGAGCCGACCTCTGATAAGCCGGGCGAGCCAGGATCGAAAGGGTGGACGCTTGCTGCTAAGCGAGGGCGGGACGGCAAGGACGGTAATAATGGCCGCGATCTTGTTAAGGGAGTATCGGTGAAATGATGCTCGTAACCACTGAAGAGACTATGAGGCGTCTAAGGTTGGATGATGACGCTCTCGATATGGACCTGCAGGGCATGATCGAATCCGCCTCGGATGCTGTTGTTCGGTATCTGAAGTCAGGCGCCTCCGCTTTCATGGACTCAAACGGCGAGTTGATCCCTGACGCTGTCGTGCCTGCATCAATCAAAGCAGCGGTCATCCTTTTGGTCGGCGTCTGGGTTAGAGACCCTGATGGGTCGGAATCTAGCGAATGGGAGCATGGGTATTTGCCTCGTCCGGTAACTTCGCTCTTATACCCGTTCAGAGATCCAGCCTTTAGCTGAGGATACCCATGAAAGCAGGACCATTACGGCACCGAGGCAGCCTCCAGAGGCAGCAGCGGGTGCCTGACCGTGGGGGTGGCTACGCCGAGACCTGGACGATTTACACAACGGTGTGGGCTGAAATCAAAAGCCCGTCAGGTCGTATAGCCATGATCGCCCAGCAGATGGATAGCGTCATAACCGCGGAAATCAACATCCGCTATCGGGAAGACGTGAAAGCTGGTGACCGGTTCGTCCATAAAAGCACCACCTACCGCATCGAATCCCCGCTTCCAGACAACGAGCGCACCATGCTCAAGCTAATGTGCTCAACCATCGAAAACCCATGAGGTGAACCATGAAAGTACGTGCTCTAGCCAATCTCTCGGGCGGTGCCCATGGCGATCAGTCGAAAGGCTCAGAATTCACCGTCTCTGCTTCTTTAGGACAGGATCTAGTCAGCCGTAAGCTGGTTGAAGAGGTAGCGGCTGAGGCGACCGAAGAAAAACCAGCCAGAAAGGCGAAGGCCAAGGAGTAATCCATGGCCAGGAAGTCTTCAATCAAGGGTGACTTCAAGCTTCGCAGAACGCTGCGGAACATCCATAAAACTATGGATAACCAGCTTAAACCAGCCATGCAGAAGGCTGCAGATCTTGTGCTTGAGACCCAGCAACAGCTAATTCCAGTCGATACCGGCGAGAGTCGGGCAGCCCTAGAGGCTTTTGTTTCCAAGTCCGGCCTTGATGCTCAGATCGGGATCAGGGGACGCAAGAACAACCGTCGCTTCTTCTTTCTCAGGTTCATCGAATACGGCACCAAGGGAAGCAAGGGAAAACGTACCAACCCTGACGTTAATCAATCCAACGGCGCCGACTTCTTTGGGTACGCACCTGATATTCCATCGATACCAGCCCATCCGTGGCTTCGGCCTTCATATGACCTGAACCGTGAACGGATCAAGCTGATATTGAAAGAAGCGATTGACGAAACCTTGAGGCGAGCAAGCCAGGGAGCTTCAGACAATGCCGGACCCATCTGAGGCACTACAAATAGCCCTATTCGAGCGGCTTAGTACCGAACTGACCGTGTCCGTCTATGACGCGGTACCAGATAACGCCAAATACCCCTACGTCACCCTTGATTATGAGGTTGCTGACAACAACGACCCATTGGCAAGCCGTAGGGATAGCCGATTGTTCTACCTATCCATCTGGAGTAACTATCACGGGCAGATGGAAGTGAAGCGGATCATGGCTCAGATCGATTCAGCCTTACATGAAAGACCTTTGCCACTTGAAACAGGACGCGTTGCGTCTGTCCGCGTAAACCGTAAATCAACCAACCGAGAGCCTGACGGCCGCACCTATCAGGGTAGCGTCACGCTTCGAATCCTTACCGAACATTAAAACCGAGCAACCCAAAGAGCCCGCCATGAGCGGGTTTTTTTGTGCCCAAACGCCGCGTTGCGGCAGCCTCCAGGAGTGAAACATGAGCGTAAATACCGCAGCCGGTACACGAATTTCTATCGGCCCTATCGTTGAGCAAGACATGCCGGCCACTGATGCAGCCGCAATCACGCTGCTGTCTGGACTCACCTTCGTTGAGATTGGTGAGGTCGAGAACATTGGCGACTACGGCGACACCGTAGGTGATGTGACTTTCGCCTCCCTGGGTGATTCTCGTACACGTCACCTCAAAGGTCTGGCAGACGCTGGCACTATGGATCTGACCATCGGCTTCGACAGTGGTGATGCTGGACAGACTGCCTTGGTTGCTGCTCAGAAAGACCGCAGCCGCTGGAACTATGCCTTCAAGGTCGTCTATGAAGACGGATTGACCGACTACTTCGTTGCCAAGGTCATGTCCATTGGCAAATCGGTCGGCGGCGCTGAGGACGTTATCCGTCGCAACGTCTCTCTCGGCATCAACTCCCCAATCTACGAAGACGCAGCCTAATAAGCGTCACTCACCCTCACTTCCCTCAGGGCCAAGGTCGCTCCTTGGCTCTTTTTTGACTGATCTTTTGAGGAAATCCCCATGAGCAAGACCAATTACGGAAACACCATCGTCAATGTTGGTGACGAGCAGTACACCCTGAATTTCAACCTGAAGGCGGTGAAAGGTATCGAGGCACGCTTTGGCGGCTTGGCTCCTGCGCTTCAGGAGTTGCAGAAGGTGCAACTCAGCGCTGTTGCATCGGTTATCGCTATTGGTACCGGGAAAGAATTCAAGCGCAAGGATCTGGAAGAGCTAGAAGAAGCCATATTTGACGAAGGCGTTGGCGAAGTAACGCCTCAGGTCATCCCCTACATCCTGGCAATGCTGAACCCTAAAGCCAAGAAAGCCGAAGACGAAGAAAAGGCAGCTGAGGGAAACGCGTAAAGCGGGAAGGCAACGGTAGCTATGTCGATGATTTATACGGCATGGCTACTGGCTGGCTAGGCTGGTCTCCACGCGATGCCTGGGACACGCCAGTGCCTGAGATCCTGATGGCCTGGGATGCAAAGATGGAATTTCTGAAAGCAACCAATCCCTTTGGAGGCGGCAAGAAAGAAGAAAAGCCGTCCAAAAAGGCAGTTGCCAAGGATTTGCGCATGGGCTTGAGGGCCGCCGCTGCTACAAGAAATCTGTAACTGTATAACCCATGACCTGCTTCGGCGGGTTTTATTTTGCCCGGAGAAAAGTAGTGGCAGATTCTCAGAACATCTCTGACCTGTTGGTTCGTATTGAGGCCACTACGGCCGGGCTGCGTCGTGAGCTGGATAAGGGCGACAGCCAGGTCAAGAAATTCAGCAAAAGCGGACAGTCGAGCCTGGATGGCTTTGAAAAGAAATTCGATGCTCTCGCTAGTGGTGCAATGCGGCTTGTGCCAGCTATTGGCGCGGCTGTCGGGGCCGTTGAAGGCCTGCAAAAGATCGTAGAAGTGCAGCGTGAGTTCGATAAGCTCAACGCTGGACTGATAACGGCCACAGGCTCGAGCGAAAAGGCAGCTGTAGCCTTTGGTGCGCTGCAGAACTTCGCCTCTAAGACGCCCTATACCCTGAGTCAGGCTGTAGAAGGCTTTACCAAGCTGGTAAACCTTGGCCTCACTCCATCTGAAAGAGCGCTGATGTCTTACGGCAACACCGCAGCTTCTATGGGTAAGGACCTCAGTCAGTTCATTGAGGCAGTAGCGGATGCGGCAACGTCTGAATTTGAGCGACTGAAAGAGTTCGGGATCAAAGCAAGCCAGAATGGCGACAAGGTCACCTTCACGTTTAAGGGGATGACCAAAACCATTGGTAACAATGCTGCTGAAATTGAGCAGTATCTAATGAGGTTGGGTGAAACCGACTTCGCCGGGGCAATGGAAAACCGGATGAAGACCCTTGACGGGGCTATCTCCAACCTTGGCGATAATTGGGATGCATTGTTTCTTCAAATCAGCCAGTCGGGCGTAGGCGAGGCAATAGCCTCAGCTGTAAATGTTGCAAATGATGCGCTGGGTGAGCTGATTGCTGAGCTACAGTCGGGTGAATTTCAGGCCTACCTTGAGGCAATACGGCTAAGTTTTGATGGTTGGGGCGAGGACATCGCCAACCTTCTTGTTTCTCTGGATGAGCTTTTCCAAAAGTTTTGGGGCAGTCTGGGCCCTGAAGCGGATGGCGCAGTAAAGGCTATCACCGATGCCTTCGCCCATATGCCGGAGAACATCCGGTCCCTGGTGCAAATCCTTACCGTTGAGCTTTTCAGCGGCTTTGACAAGATCAAGACCTATGCGAGCGGATTCGTTGATGTACTGAAAGCCATTTTTACCGGCGATGACTTCATGGCGGCTAACAATGCCGTCATGCAGCAGATTTCGGCGATTGACCAAGCTCGGCAAGACAGCATCGCCGGAATACTTGATGAGAACGCGGCTGCCGTTAAAGCTGTAAACGATCAGGTTGATGCTGCCAAGAATCTGCGCGTCGTTTATGACGAAAACCGCAAGAAAAGAGCAGCAGACACGACTGATGTTCTTGCCCAGTTTAAGGCGCAAGGCGACGGGTCGAAGCAGGCTAGCCAAGCATCGGTGAAGGCTGCTGACGCTGCAAAGAAAGCAGCCGAAGCTCAGGCGAAGGCCTTAAAGGATCTGGTTGAGAAGACTTCTCTTGCAACTCAGTCCGCCAATGACATTTCAAATGCCTATTTCAAAGGTGCCGATCAGCTTCAGAGGTATACCCTTCAGCAGCAGATCGAAGAGGCTCTGCTAAAGACGGGTGCCGCTGCCCGGGACAAGGTAACCGCAGCCCTTACAGCTGAGGCAAACGCCCGCGACCGTCAAGACCTAGCCAAGTCCTATTACGACCTGAAGCAGGAGACCGATCAACTTTTAGCCCAGGCGACAGCCACACTTCAAGGCAAAGATGCGCTCGATTCCTATAACGACTCCAAGGCGCTGGCTGCGCTATTGGCAGGCAAGAACGCTGATGCCCTTGGTGATGAGGTCAAACAGCTACAAGGCGTTATCAAGGCCAATCGTGAGGCGTCCAAAGCGCTGGAGGATGCTGGCAAAGTTGAGGGAATTCTTGACAGGCTAGACCCTCAGGCGAAGGCGGCCAAGGACTATGCCAGCGAAGTAGAGGTGCTCAATCGTGCGATGGAGCGCTATCCGGACAAGGCTGCTCAGTATCAAGATGCCCTGCGAAAGCTCGGCATCGAATATGAAGCAAACCAGCGTCAGGCCAGTGTGTGGGGTCAGTTTACGGAAGGGGCTATCGACCGAATTGATAGCGCTTTTGCGGATGGCTGGAAGAACATCGACAAAGGCTTTAAAAGCTTTGCCAGTGGCCTACTGGATAGCTTCAAACAGCTTTTGGCCGAAATGGCTCACTTGGCCATCACCAAGCCGATCATCATGCAGATCGGTGCCGCATTGGGGATTGGCGGCCTATCTGGTACCGCTAACGCATCATCCTTACTGGGAAGTTTAGGTGGTGGCGGTTTCAGCCTCAATAGCCTAGCCAGCATGGGTGCCAGTGCCTACAGCTTCATCACGGGCACAGGAGCGAGCATATATAACGCCTTTCAGTCTGGAGGGTTAGCGGGTGTCTATAACTACGGCTCCAGTGCGCTAAGCGGCCTGTTCAGTACTGGCACCGGATCAACTGCCGCGGGTTATGCCAACGTCTCTCAGTTCATGGCTACGCCTACTGGCACGGTCAACGGTCTGTTTGGCTCTGGCCTTTCGGCTGGAGCTACTGGCCTTGCTGGACTGGGTGGTGCGCTCTACGGCTACGGCCAGTCTGGGCTGAAGGGTGCTGCAACGGGTGGTTTGGGGGCAGCGGGCGGGGCCATTCTGGGTAACATGCTCTTGCCGGGTATCGGCGGAATCATCGGTAGTGCCCTTGGCGGCTTTATCGGTGGATCGCTGTTTGGTGGCAAGTGGCAGACCAAGGACATGGGTCTATCCCTCGGCGTCAGTGGCGGAGATCTTGATGCTCAGCAGTACGAGTACCAGAAGAAGAAGGGCGGACTGTTCGGCAAGAACAAGAAGCGTACCCGCTACTCAGCGCTGGATGATGCTACCCAGGCGGCATTCGACTCTATCTATGACTCGACTACTACGTCTGTCACTGACCTGTACAAGACGCTTGGCATAGGGTTTGGCGAGCAGGCTATCGATGGGCTCACCATTGCTGCGACCCAATTCAGCACCAAGGGCAAAACCGAAGAGGACATCAATCAGGCGGTAACGGATTGGTTCTCTGGTGTTGCCGATGAGATGGTCAAGACCGTCAATACCTTCGGCAATCTTGGTCTGAACGATGCGCTGGTTAACGGTGGGGTTTCCTTTGCCAGTCTCCAGGCTCTGGTAGGCAATCTGTACTCCGTCAACTCGATGCTGGACACACTCAAGTTGACGACCATGCAGATGTCGATTCCCGGTGCCCTGGCAGCACAGGCATTGATGAACCTTGCCGGAGGAATGGAGGCGCTGACTACCAACGTCAACACCTATTATCAGAACTTCTTTTCTGCCGCCGAGCAGCAGCAAGACCTGATCAATAACGTTCGTAAGCAGTTCCAGGCGCTAAACATCACGCTTCCGGAAACCCGCGACGGGTACCGGAAGATGGTTGAAGCGTTGGACCTGACCACGGCGGCAGGTCAGGACATGTTCACCAAGCTTACGGGTATGGCAGGGATGGCTGCTCAGGCCTATTCCGCACTGGAAGAACAGGCTAATGCAGCGAAGGAAGCAGCAGATCAGGCCGCAGCAGCAGCCCGACAAGTGCTGGTCGATGGTGTGGACAAAGCCTTTGCCGCGCTGCAGCGCGCCGTTACCGCTCAACAGCAGAAGCTGACCGATGCCTATAACGCTCGGGTCGCCAGTCTCAACGACATGGTGTCCACGGCCAATAGCAACATCTCGACGCTAACGCAGCTGAGCGGAAGCCTACACAGTGCCTTGCAGCAGCTTCGCGGTGGCTCCAATGCGTCAGGAATGGCGTACCAGAACGCTACAGCGCAGTTGCGAAAGGCTTTGTCGGGTGGCTCTCTGACGGGTGTTGATCTAACCGATGCTTTATCGGCTGTGACGGGTAACACGTCCGACCGGTATAGCAGCTGGGCAGACTTTGCTCGGGATCAGGGCCGTAGTGCAAACCTTCTGGAGGCATTGGAGGGTAAGACCAATGGTCAACTGACCACACAGGAGAAGACCCTTGCAGCGCTTCAGAAACAGCTTGATCTGGCCAAGGCTCAATACGACGACGAGTCTACAAAGCTTCAAGGCCAGATTGATCTAGCCCAGGCACAGATTGACGCCATCAACGGGGTAGATAACACCATCCTGTCTGTCGTCGATGCCGTCAACCGCATGCACGCCTCACTCATTGCCTTGTCGCCCAACGGCACAGGCGCGATGAATGCCGACCAGATTGTTAATTCGATCTACCAAGCGGTATTGGGGCGCGCTCCAGATGCGGAAGGGGCTGCGTACTGGAAGGGCCAGCTCACCAGCGGGGCTATCTCGAGCAATGACCTTGCGGCAATGGTTCGTATGGGCGCCCAGGCCAACGGGGAAATCATCAACAGTGCTTACCAGAAGGTTCTAGGCCGTGCGCCTGATGCCAGTGGCTATGCCACCTGGAAAGCACTGCTTGATAGCGGCGCGGTTACGCCTGAGGGGCTGGCTGAAGCAATTCGATCGGTTGCAATGGCGAATGGTGAGATTCCGGGCTTTGCCAAGGGCGGTTCGTTTGCCGGAGGCGCCCGGATCGTAGGTGAGAACGGACCAGAGCTTGAGGTAACTGGCCCGTCCCGTATCTACAGCCATCAGGAAACCCAGAACATGTTCTCGAGCAATAACGAGGACCTGATCGCGGAAGTACGGGCGCTGCGTCAGGAGATCGCCAATCAAACCAGCCTGCAATCCCAGATAACCCGCAATACGGCCAAGACGGCCCGGTATACGCAGCAGATGAACGAGGTCGGCCTTCCGGCAATGGAGTCATGATGAGAGTGATAAGACCTGCAGCGATAACGGAGACATCGCTGATTAGCTCAAATGTGCCGGAAAACGATGCGCCTGCATGGACTGCGGGCGCGTCATACAAGACCGGGGAACAGGTAATCGATAACCACCACATCTGGGAATGGCTTGACGCGACGGCAGGTAATACGGCTGTTCGCCCATCACTGGATACAACAGGAACCAAATGGCTGGATCTCGGCGCCGATAACCGCTGGAAGATGTTCGATAAGAAGGCTGGCACCAAGTATCTGCTTGGCTTGACTACGACAAACCCTGAGGTGATCGACGTAACGATCCGGCCTGGAACCGTTGTGAATGCTGTCGGGCTGTTTAACGTCAAAGCGGCAACAATTCAGGTAACCATGACCGACCCAGTAGATGGGGTTGTTTATGACAACACTGTGAGCATGGCGGATACCGGGGCGCTGAGCTGGTATGACTACTACTTTGCACCGATAGACCGGCGAGAAACCACTGTTTTGCTTGATCTTCCTGCTTATGGAACGGCAGATGTGCGGCTGCGGATCAACCTTCCTGGCGGCACAGCAGCGGCGGGTTTGATTGTGCTTGGCATGTCGGTAGATATCGGTGATGCCGTCTACGGCACTGGGCTTGGCCTTCAAAGCTACAGCCAGACCAATGAAGACGAGTTCGGAAACATGACGATCATTTCCCGAGGATCGCGCCGTATCGTTGATTATGACGTAAGAATACCAACCGATCGCATATCTTCAGTGTTTCGCCTGCTTGAAAAGCTGCGCGATATCCCATCTGTGTATGTAGGGCACGAAAGCATGGAATCAACTATCACAGTTGGCCGCTTCGAAAACCTCAGCACGAATATAGCTAATCCGGCCTTTTGTGAAATGAGCCTCGAAGTACGGAGCATTCAGTAATGCCAATTACCAAATTAACGCCTTTACCTGCTACGCCTTCGCGTAACGATGCGCCGGATAACTTTGTTCAAAAGGCCGATAAGTATTTGGCCGCACAGAACAAGATGGTTGACCAATTCAACCAGGCTATTGATGGAATCAACGGCTTTGCCGAGCCGCTTACGACTGACCAGGGCGCCGGAGCTGTAGGATATCTGGCTCCTGTGGATGGAGCTTCAGCCAGACCAGTAGCTGACAAGCTAAGTGAAAGCATTAGCGTTAAAGATATCTCTGGCACCGTCACAAGAACAGCTATAGCAAAGGCAGCAACTGTGACGACTGATGTTGTTGTGCCTGAAGGTGTTTATGACATTGCCGGCGCGCCTATCTCGGTTAGAGATACAGGAAGATTCAGGGTTGCCCCTGGGACGCTGATCTTCAGAAGTGATGGCGGCACTGCGGATATCGCCCATGCCCAAGTTCTCCCTGGCTTCCTGTCTGCTGATGCGTACTATACGCGGGACCGGATGAGTGCGTTCAAAATCAATCCTCAGATAGTTGCCTTTGGCGACAGCAATACAGCATGGGTGGACGCCACATCTACACGTATCGGTACTGGTGAAGGTTCGTGGCCAGCGTACCTTGAGATGATGCTCAAGGATCATATCTATTATTGTGAAGCTCGCGTAAGAGGCGACGGTCATCCAGGCGAAACGGCGGCGTATGGCGTAAGCGTTCTGGATACCTACCTATCCACCTTCGCGCCACAGATTATTGCCATTGCCTGGGGTACGAATGACATCGTAAAAGGGAGGACTCGCAAGGCGTATCTTGCTGACATGCGAACGATCATTGAGTATTGGATAACCCGTGGGGTTTTCCCTATTGTGCTCGGTATCCCGTGGGTCGGAGATGCAGACAGGCTAAAGAAAACGCACGCATGGAATAGCTCACTAAAAGAGCTATGCGATACCTTCCAGATTCCGTTTATCTTTCCGGTGCAGCTGTTTGGTGGTGCTCCAGCGACATACTTTGCATCTGACCAAGTGCATTACACGGATTCGGCAAACCAGCTGATTGCAGGGCTTATGCGTGATGCCATTATTTCGAACTATGGCCTTCCTCGCGACAAGTTCAACACATTCAAGGTCAGTCGTGGAGACCCGCTTGATACATGGTCTTGGGAACTACCAGGGCTCTATCACACTTACGGTAAAGACCTGCTGATCAAGCAGACGCCCAATCAGTATGTGCGGCGCTTTTACCCCTATTGCCTTGAGATTCCGGCAGGGCAGGAAGTCCAATTCAAGGCTGATGGTCCTCTTGCATGCCTTATTGATCGCGCGTCTACTCAAGCTGCAGGCGGAACATTAACCCTTAACGGTACTGATGACACTTTGCTAGGCAGAACAGCAGTTCTGCTTAAAGGGTCGGTGTCGGCGCGGCTTGACGGTAGCTCAAACACGTTTCGGATAGGGGCGAAAGCGGGGGGCGGCTCGGTCTTTCTTGTTGGTGTAAACGTATGGCATGGACAGGCTCATGATTATCGTACCGCCAGCGTTGCCAGCATCAGGAACGGCGTGTTCGTCCCTAATAAGGTGATAACCATCACTAACGGAACGATTCGCCTGCAGACGGTTATGCAGCCCATCGCATCCGGCTCGACAGTTAAGGTAGGACTTTCGCCAACGACTGGAATACAGAATGTCGGGACCACTACGGCCCGCACAGCGCTTACTGCTGGGCTTTTGCATGGTGGGTTTATGTACTTTGATACCGACACCCAATCGTTCTGGCGTTGGAACTCAGCAACGTCCGCATGGGTGGCCGCGTAAGAGTAAAATGAGACATGGAATACGCCAGATGGGAAGGCGTATTCCATGAGCAATCAATCATCCTTCCCGAAGGAAAGCTGAGCATAATCACTTTTCAGCTCGATAGTTATCGGTCCTGACAGCGCGTGAGGTTGAAGCTTGCCATCTAGCCAGACCTCTCCATCGTTGATGACAATACTGGATGCGCTAATTTCGCGATCATTGATAGTAATGGTTCCAACTGCTTTGTTGTTATCCATACATGTACACCTTGGCTGGAAGAGGGCAGAAGCCCGTCAATATATATGCAATCTTGGCAAAAGCTATATTTAGAACAGTGAAACTATTGAATAGCCAGCTCCTTTTAGTGGCAATCTGCTAGTTACTATGAAGGTTTCAATAAAGGGTTAGACGCACGAGCTGAAATACACTATACAAATCACCCTGTACCGTGGGGATGTGTACACAGCAGTAGTCATAAACGTGCTCTGGAAGCCCATTCGAATGAACGTAGAAATATCCAGAATAAACAAAAAATCTGAAGAAAAAGCTACGCAAGTCAGAGAAAGCGGAACAGCGATTACTGAAGAAGAAATGCATGAGCTATCGAAAGAGTTTCCCTATTACGGATACATCGATATCGAGATAGACGGCGCAGAGCCGTTTGTCATGCTTAGCAACAACGATGATGTAGTGGCTAGAAACTACCTATGGGCAGGCAGAAACGCTTACGAAAAGACCAGCCTAAAGCTATGGGTCGCCCTGGCGAAGAAATCACCCACAGTTCTAGATGTTGGCTCGTATACCGGCGTTTTCTCCCTCGCAGCAGCAAAGTCGAACCGAACAGCCAAGGTTCTGGCGTTTGAAGCACTGGATCGAGTTTATTACAGACTGATACTCAATAAGCAGGTGAACGCTGCGGGTAATCTTCATGTGTTCAACCGCGCAGTATCTGACACTCAGGGTAAACTTGAATTTAACGTCTACTCAGGTGACACGGTTCTTGTAACCGGCAGTTCATTGATAGAAAAGAATATTGATCGCCCAGTCTATGAGAAGAAGACTGTTGCCACGATCTGCCTTGATGAATTCATCGCAGAGCTGGGAATGTCTAGGGTTGGTTTGATAAAGATAGATGCAGAAGGGGCTGAACATCTTGTCTTGAAGGGTGCAAAGCACATAATTGAAGCGTCGAAGCCAGATATTCTTGTTGAGCTTCTAAAAGATGCGCAGCTACAAAACATCGAATCGATGTTGGCACCGCTTGGCTATAAGTATTACCAGCTGAACGACGCAACAGGGGAAATCAAGCAGGTAGACAGCTTGATTGCGTCTACAACCATGTATGATTTAAATACTCTTATATCGTGCAAGACCCTTCAGCAACTTGAAGATCTGCTGAAATAGTATAACTAACGCCCAGCTCAAGAAGGGCTGGGCTGCTTATCGAAAACAACCCTTTCCCCATTGATCACCCGTCCGACCAGTACCAAGTCGAACTGCTGCCCATCCCGTCGCGTCAGCCTCATCCCATCGACCGAGCCATATAGCCCAGCGTTTCGCTCGTGAAACTCCAAACGGACATCTGGATCTCTGCGGGCAACATTATGACCCTACTCCAGGCTGTAAAACTCGAAAGCTAATTGCTCAGTGGTATCAGCTAGCTGGAAGGGTTCTTTTTTTCCTTTCGATCTTTGATGCCTTCTCTAATTATCAATATCGAAACAACAATCAAGGATCCGCCTTCTGTCTGAAGCATTAAGTCTGCGGGATCATAAGAGAGGCAGCAAAAACCGCAAAAAGCGAAAAACACGCCGAGGCAGTACAACACCTTGGAAACCTTTTCTTTTGAACCAGAAAAAAAGCCCCTTAGCATGGGGGTGAAGGACTCCAGGCGAAGGAAGGAGGTTATCGCCCGGTATCCGATATATCGGTAGCTCTGGTTCAAACTTAAAATGATACTTGAAGCAGGACAGAGAAGGCTGTAGCGACTCTGCGAAAGTCTCTTATCTTAGTTGACGAATTGCCTACTCTACCTAAACGACAGGTTCATGATCAGGTAAAAGACGAATCTCTACGCGGCAGCCTACCGCCTTGGCTGCATTAGCAAGGGTGGCGATAGTCATGCCTGGATCACGTTCATCAAGGGCGCGATCTACAAGAGTCCTGCTGGTATGCATGCGCTCAGCTAAAGCTTTTTTGCTGATCTTCTGCTCTTTCATTGCCTCTGTAAGTTGCCATGCAATGACACGCTTGAGAGCAGTAGCGGAAACCTCTTCAAGGATGCCTTGCTCAGCGAGGAAGTCATCAAAATCGGATCCAATATTTGCGTTCATTTAGGTTACCTAAGAAGTAAGGACTTTCTATCTTTTGCGGTCTTCAAGTCTGACTTGGGCGTTTTATCGGACTTCTTGATAAAGCTATGAAGAAGTACCATGTCAGAGCCGACGACGGTAAAGAGCACTCTAGCTATACCGTGATCAAACATAGTGCGGACCTCCCATAGACCTGTATCAAGCTTACGAACAACCGGCATACCAATTGGCCAGCCGATCTGTACCGTCTTGATATCTTCACCAATAGCCTTGCGGATGATGAAGTCTTGGTCTCGCAACCAGTCTCTTACCGGCTCATTACCAAGATCGCTACGGAAGAACTTGACGTTAAGCTTGACTGCTAGAGGATCCACTACGCACGTCCATGTATTTACTTATGCAAAGTGTACCTAAATAGGTGCATTTATGGTGTCGTTATTTGGTTCATGCCTGACGAACGGTTTAGTTAAGCATCGATAGACATATTCTGAGGGAAGAAACAACTAGGCTTGCAGGCGAGAACGCTGTAAGGAAGGGAAAGTGGCGAGCATGGGCTGATGAGCAGATCAATGGCCTTGAGCTAGCTCAGTATCAGAGCATGGTGAGGAGGGCGCTCAACGATATTTTGAGTGGGGCGCCAAGAGGGGAGTAGGAGGGTTAAAGATTCCTTGAGGCTAGCCGAAGATTTATAAGAGATATTTCTTAGTCAAACCCAAGGAATTGTGATGAAATTTAATGTGGTTGGTGGGGCGTTTGTCCTCTTTGTATGCATGACAGCCTCAGCAGGATCCTATGAATGGACATCAGGATGGGGAATGGGGGTTAGCGAACTATCTGTAGATGATGGAAACAGTAATTCGCTTCTTATTTCATGTCCTGACGATAGCGAGTCTGGATATGTCAGCGCATCTGCAACCATCAATGGGAAAGAATATAGTTCTGAAAGCGAAACTGGTTTTGATGTCGTCGTTGACGGAAAAAGCTATAGCAACCCTTTTTACACAGACTGCCGTGCTTGCGGATCTATCTTCACGCATGAGTTCTGGCCAGCCTTGCGCAAAGCTAACCGCTTACAACTAGTTGCTGAAGGCACCACTATTAACCTTCCTACGAAAAATATTAATAAGGTCTTAAAGCCTTATAACAGCAAAGAAAATAGCTGCCAGTCTGCCTGGTAATGCTATAGGGACTTTTTCAGGGATTCGCTATTTACCGTTAGGCTTGGTTATTCATCGATTGCAGCGAGAATCGGCCTAAACGCCTGATATTACGTTAGTTTCCTTGCTCCTGCGTGCATGGGGTGCAAGGGGTCGAGTGTTCGAATCACTCCGTCCCGACCAATGAACATCAGCATTAGAGGCCAGTTAGAGATGACTGGCCTTTTTTGTGTGCGTGACTTTTGCGTGACTTCTCATGATTTCATGCCTGCTTCCTCTTCAAAATCGTAAGGACCGGTCCGCGTGAGTCGGTTGCCGATACCTTGTTGGCTGCGTCAATCAGTTGTCCTAGTTCCGCGCCGGAATAGTGACTGATGATGCTGCCGTTCTTGTGGCAATAGTGCCTTGCGATCTTCTTCGGTTACGCCTGCTGCCCTAAATCGTCTGCCAAACGAATGTTTAAGGTCATGCACGCGGATTGACCGAAACCCAGGGTGAGCACTGGTCTTGTGTATTTGCTCCCACTTGTCAGCTGCTCTGACCCTGGCCTTCTTCCATGCGCTGTCATTCATTCGGTGTACTGCGGTAGGTCCTTGTCCGTCTAATACCCCATAAGGGAACACCCAGACTGGATGCAGACCGCGCTGCCCATCAATGACCAACATCGCTACAGAGTTGAGCACCACCAATCGCTCATCACCGTTTTTCACTCCCGCCTTTTCATGCCCCCCACCAAAGCCGGCCGGAATCAGAAACACGCTGGCTCCAATCTCTGGCACCTTGATTTCCCATTCCCACCTCAGCTTGCACACTTCCTGCTCCCGGCAGCCGGTATTGACCTTGTACAAGGCCATGCGCCGCAGATGGTCGGTCAGTTCAGCGAAGAGAATCGACTGTTCCACCCATGAAAGCGGGCAGGGCTTGCGTGCCGCCTTAGCCTCGTCCAGCTTCTTGATCATGGGCACGGCATCCAGCCATGGCCGCTTCTCTTCATCCCGCCACTTGCGAGCACACAGGTTCAAGATCCTGATCACCCGCTCGAGCGTGATGTTCACCGTCCTAGCTGATACACCGTCCACTTCCAGCTTGTGCTTGATAAACGGCTCAAGCGCTTCGTCGTCGATATGGATGAGAGGTATCGAGCCAATGAAGGGGTGTAGCTGCTTCAGATACTGCAC